GGTGTTTCATGTGAAACAGCGCGATGTCGTCGTGCGCGTCCTTCCACTGCAAGGACACGAACAGCGCGTGCGGCATCGCGCGGAACACCGGCAGCAAGTCCTCCAGCGTCCAGCGGCGCCACTTCGCGCCCGTCTGCAAGATGCCGCCCGTCCACGCCACACCGATCACGGGCCGGTTCATCGCACGGAAGTTTGCGCGCCAGCCTTCCGTGCGGATTGGGCACGGCGTCAGGTACGCATCGCCCGTGTAGTCGGCGTCCGCATTGCGGAAATACTCGCCGAGCTGCATCGCCGTGATCGAGGCGTCAGGCTCGGTGTCCTCCGCATCCCAGTCCAGCACCTTGTCGCCGCGCGTGCCGTACACCTTGGCTTGCGGGAACGAGCGTGCGAACAGGCCCACAAGGCGCGGCACCGTGTCCACGATCACGCGCTTGGAGACGCCGATCAAGTCTGGGTAGACGCTCGCTGCGCATATCTCGTCGCCTAGCCCCTGCTCGCCGGTCACCACGACGATCTTGTCGTGCTCGCCGTGCCACTCGCCGGCCTTGCCGTAGTTGTACTGCGGGCGCGCATCGCTTCCCATCGAGAAGCGGTAGTTCTTCCAGCCGTTGCGCCAGTCGTGCGCCGCAAGTTGCGCCAGCCCCAGGTTGTGACGCGCCTTGCGCGACTCGGGGTCGATTCTCAGCGCCCGCTCGGCATAGTCCGCAGCCTTGCGAAAGCGCCCCATCTGCATGTGCGCCGCGCTGATGTTGACGTAGCACATCACTTTTGCGGCTGCGTCAGGCGCCCACGTCAGTGCTTTCTCGTAGCACTGGATCGCTTCGTCCATTCGCCAGATGTTGTCGCACATCTTGCCCATGTTCAGCCACGTGGACGCGTTGTGCGGCATGAGGTCGCACACCCGTTTGGCGACTTGGTAACCGGCACCGAACTCGCCCTGCCGATCAAGGATGTACGTCGCCAGCATCAGCACCCGCGCATCGTCGGGATGCTCCACCAGCACCGGCTTCAACATCGCCCACGCGCGGCCCGTCTCGCCCTTCTCCGCAACCTTGCGGATCGCGTCGGCCTCACGCATGCGTTTTATCCGTCATCTTCATCGCCGGGAACTCCCGGTTGATGATCGACAGAATCTTGCGGTGGTCGTCCACGCGGTCGATGCTCAAACCGCGTTTCATCAATTCAATCTCCAGCCATTCGGGGATGTAGCAGTACAGCGCCCAGTCGCTTTTCTTGTACTTGCGATCCGACAGCCCCGCGTTGCGGGCCTCGGCTGCGTAGTCGAGCAGCAGCGAGTTGTCCTGCACCTTGCGGATGGTCGCAATGCCCGTCGCGTCGTCGTAGTCGAAGAAAGATGTGACGCCCTTGAGCGGGTCGTAATCGAAGAAGTCAGGCATGAGAAAGGAGGCCGAGTTGCCCCGGCCCCCTCGGTTGGTACTACGTCAAATCAAGAGAGCGCGACGACCTTGGCCGAAGCCTTCTCGTTGCGGCAGACCAGACCCCACTCGACGTACATCGCCTTCTTGTCGGCGTCGCCGGTCTTGGCGAGGTCGGTGGTGAACGGCCGGCGCAGGAACGAGATGGCCCAGTACTCCGGGTCCAGGCACAGCACGACCGACGAGCGGACGTGGCGGTGCAGGCGGATCGCGTGCGTCCCGAACGAGGACACGTACATCGCCGCCGCGCCGATGATCGACGCCTGCTGCGAACGCCCGTTGTCCACGAAGCGGGTCGCGATGCCGGTGAAGCCGTCCATCACGAGCTTCTGCGTCGGGCCGGTCAGGATGGTCGTCACTTGACCACCCGCCGACCACGCACCTTGCAGCGCGCTGTTCAGCGCCGCGACGGTCAGCGCACCCGTGGTCGTGCCGTCGGTCGGGGCCGCAACGGCGCCCGACACGAAGCCCGGCGTGGTGGCCGACGACGTGCTGGTGGCGAGGATCTCGTTGGTCGAGAGCCACGACTCCATCGAGGCGGTCGAGCGAGCGGTGGTCGACGCCGGGGCCGAGGAACCCTGGTTGCGGACGGTCGCGAACTCCATGTCCTGCTTGAGTTCGCGCATCTGCTTCATCGCCTGACGCGCCGCTTCCTTCTTGCGGCCCGCCTTGCTGACGGCCTCCAGCGTGCCCGAGATGACGAACATCTTGGAGCTGATCTGCTGGTAGTTGCCGACCCGCACCGGGTGCGAGATCGACGCGAACGTGCCGTCGTCACCCTCGACCTGTCGGTTGGCGGCCGGCGCGACGAGCGCGTCGGTCATCCACTCGTGGTAGACGGCGGACGCGTCCACTTTGTCAAGGTTGGTCAGCGCCCAGGTCTCCTCGGCGAAGAGGTCCCAGATCACATCTTCGAGGTCCTCGCGCAGACCGCCGGCAGTGCCGACGCCGAAAGACTGGTTAGTACCGGTAATAGCAGGCATGGTGTCACCCGAATTTCTTTTCCAGCCGCTGCAAGATCAACGCGTGTTTCTGCGCTGGCGTCTTCGCGGTGGAAACTTGCTTGCGGAAGTTGAGCGTTTTCATACGCTCGCTCAGTTGCGGGTCGGACGCGCCCGGTTTTGCAACGGGGGGCGCCGCCTTCGCTTTCGTCAGAGCGGACTGAGACCGCTGCTCGATGGACGACAGCCGCTCGGCCTTGTCCAGCAGCTTGAACAGCATCGGCGTCAGCGGATTCGGGTTCTGGCTCATCGCCTCGACCTGTTCCGCAGTGAACCCCTCGGCAATTGCCTGCTTGCGAATCGCTTGAATCCGCGCCGGCCCCCAATCGGGAATCGACTTGGTCAAGTAGTCGCTTGCCGCTTGCAGCAGTTGACGCTTGGCGCTTTCCTGCTCGCCTTGCACCCGCTGCCAATCGCCGTTCAGTTGGGTGTTCAGTTCGCCAATCTTGTCGCGGATCGTGTCCTGCTGAGTCTTCAGACGGACGATCGAATCCGTGTCCAGTTGCGACCAGTCGACTTGCTTGAATTGCGCCAACTGCGATTGCAGTTGCGACAGTTGCTCGCGCTTGTCCGTGGTCGCCTGCTCGAATGCCTGACGTACTTGCAGTTGCTGCTCATACGCTTCGATCATCCGGGCGCGCTCTGCGACTTCCTGCGTGCGCTTCGTGTAGGCGTCGCGCTGCCGGAAGTCCTCGGCCAACTCCTTCGGCACCTTGTACTGCTTGCCGAGGTAGTTGATTTCCTCAAGCTCAGACGTGCCCTCTTGCGGCGCCGCATCGGTCTGCGCCTCGGGTTGTACGTCGCTTTCGGGTTCCGCCGCGTCATCCGCATCCATCACGGGGTCGGCGGTTTCGTGCATCTCCGCAGGCACGCTCGGCTCCTCGCCGAACAGCATGCTTTCGATGCGCGATTCCATGCTCGGTTGCGAGTCCGGCGTACCGGGTTGTTCGCTCATGTGTCAGTCCTAGAAATGCAAAAGGGCGCTAGATGCGCCCCCTTTGGGTGTGCGGCAAATGCCGCGTTACGGGAAGATCCCGAATCGTCGTTTCTTGCGTTCTTCTTCGATGTGAAGCGCCGCGATCTTGCCGTCGCGGATGAAAGTCTCAAGGTTGCCGCGCACGTCGCGCAGCAGCTTGAGCATCAGCTTCAGCTCATGCACGCCGTCACGGTCGCGCAGCGGCGCGTCCTCGATGCGTTGAAGAATTGCGGTGCGGACTGACGCAAACGCCTCGGCCATCAGCGCGTCCTCCAGCAATCGCTTCGCGGCATCCGCGCGTCGTACTCGTTCAGCGTCCGTCATAACAGCAGCAGCACTGCCTCCTCGTCGTCTTGCTCACGAGCTTGCGCTGCGAGATACAGGCGCAATTCCTCGTCACGGGCCGCCTGTTCGTAGGCTGCGTCGATGCGCGCTTGGATCTCGGCCACCATCGCCTGCAACGCCGCGTCCGCGCCTTCGGTGACTTGCACCACCGGCACCGGCACTTGCGTCTCGGGCGCTTTCTTGCGGGCCGCCTGACGCCGCGCACGCTTGACCGCTTGCGGGGCGGCTTCCTCGGCCACCTCCACCGCACGCGCGAGCAGCGCCTGCGCTTCCTCGACGGACTCCACGATGAAGTCCTCGCCGTCCACCTCGACCACGTACCGACGCGGTTTCGGGCGGCCGGCAGGCTTGGGGTACGGCTCCGCAGATTCAACCGGCGTGCCGCCGGAGACCGACAGCGCATCCGACAGCGCCGACGGTTCCGACAGCGTCCCGCCGTAGATCACCGTCGCGCTGAACGCGTCCGTGATCGGCAGCGACTCGGACAGCGTCCCCGGCACTGCGCCGGCCGGGATGATCTCGCCCGACAGCGAGTCGGTGAGCGTTGCGGACTCGCTGATCGAACCGCCCAGCGTCGCCACGCCCGACAGCGAATCGGTGACGCTTTCCGTCTCCGACAGCGTTACGTCCAGCGTCGCCGCACCGGACAGCGTGTCGGTGACTGCTGCCGTCTCCGACACCGTGCCGGCCATGACCGTCACGCCCGACAGCGAGTCGGTGAGCGTTGCGGACTCCGACAACGTGCCGTCAAACGCCGGCACACCGGACAGCGAGTCCGTTAGCGTCGCCGACTCGGTCAGCGTGCCGGGGTACGCGACCGCGCCGTCGAGCGCATCCGTCAGCGTCGCGGACTCGCTGACGTTGACGCCAAACGTGCCCGCGCCGGACGGCGAATCCGATAGCGTTACGGACTCAGTGACCGTGACGCCAAGAGTCGACTCGCCGTTTATCGAATCGGCGATGCTGACCGATTCGCTTATGGTGCCGGCGTACGTCGACCCCGCCGCATCGGTCGTCCACGGCTCCGACGTGTCGCGTTCCGAGTTCGCCGTCCCGTCCGACCAGACGAAGCTGACGCGGTAGCTCGTCCCCGCCGTGAGCCCCGTCGCAAGGCTCGGCCAGTCGACCGTCTGCGTCGATGTCGGCGCGGCGATCGAGCCGGCCCACGTCGCCGCCGTGCTGTTGACGTTCTGCCCGGCCTTGATCTGCGCGGCCGACGGCGCGGCCAGCGCGGACGCGTAGATGACCGCGTAAAGTCGCGGGCCGCTCGACGGAGCGAGCAGCGTCAACAGCATGGCTTAGCCCAGTGCTTGCAGCGCCGCGATCGTCTGCTCGACCTCGGCGATCTGATCGTCCAGCCGCGCAACTTGCTCCGCATCCCCGAGCGCATCGGCGGCCGTGCGCTGCGCTGACAGGTACGCGAGACGGCGCTGCGCCATCGCGATGAGCGTCTGCACGTAGCTCATCAGATCACCATTTGCCGCAGCATCACGTTGCTGGTGTTCAGCAGCATGTACACGTAGTCGATCTCCGTCGCGCCGTCGCGGTACGTGACGTCAAACGCGGTATCGCCGAGGACCGCTGCGCCCTGCGTGTACGTCATCGTGCTCCACGGCTGCATCGCCTGCTCCGCGAAGTCGAAGCAAAACCAGCGGCCGGTGTTGTCCCGCTGCATGTACAGCCGGTCTTTGTTGTACGCCCACTTCGTGCCGGCGCTTATCGCGTCGCCCGGCGGCGCGTAGGTAATCGTGGCCCAGGTGTTGCCGGCGATATCGTAGCGATGCAGGCCGGTTGTGTTGGCGCCTTGGAAGCTGTAGATGTAGCGCCCGTTCAGGATCGCGTTTTCGTTCGTCCAGTCGCTTGCCGAGACCGAATGAATCCAGTGGCCCGACATGCCAGCACCGGGCGCGGCAGCCCGCGCGGCTCCGGGACTCAGCGTCGACCACGAGTTACCGCTGATCGAGTAGCGGTACAGGGTGACGACGCCGCTCCCCATGTAGTACAGGAAGTCGTCATTGCCCTCGATGCTGTACTGCGACGTTGCATCGGGCGTCGTCGTCCATGCACTACCGACGGTGATGACGGTGCCCGTATTGCTCGCGACCGTGCGAATCTGCCCCGCGCCAGTGCCGGCGGTAATGCGGATCTGATAATTCGTCCACTGGTTCGTCGTCCACGCCTTCGCGCTGTTCGTCAGCGTGGTCGAAGCACCCGCAGTCGCCGTGCCGGTCGCGAAGCTCTTGAATCCGCTGTCGATCCACGCGGGCGTCGAGATGAGCTTGCTATCCGTCGTCACGCTTCCCGGCAGGCCGGTCTGCGTCAGCGTGGTCCACGAGTTCGTGGCGAAGCAATACTTGCGGAAGCTCGCCGACGCCAGCGTGCCCGCGCCGAGCACGTAGAAAACAGGGGTCTTCAGCCTGAACGTGCTCGTCGCGTCGAACGCGGTCGCCTCGGCTTCCGTGAAGGTAATCACCGCGTTCGCGCCGATCGTGTTCGACGCGATCGTCTTGAGCTTGCCCGCGTTCGTGCCGCCGACGAAGTACACGCTGTACCCGCGCAGGTCACGCGCGAGCGTCTGGTTCGTCGTGATGCTGATCGTCGTCGTACCCACGCCCGCACTCACCGGCAGCGAAGACGCGGCCACCGTCGTGCCGGTGCTGAAGCTGCCGGCAACGCCGCACGCCCCCGCACCGAAAGTCCCCGCAAGCGCGGGCGACGGAAGCGTGATCCATGCGTCCTCGAGCGGGTTGTACAGCGCAGCAGCAGTGTTGCTCGTCACAAGCATCTGCTGTTGCCGGTAGTGCCGCGACGACACGATGAAATGCGCGGTCGCAGTGCTCGACGGGGCGGGCGAGCAGAACTCCCACCGCTTCAGATCGAGAATCTTCCTATTGCCGTTCGTGGTCGCCATGTCAGGTCACCGAAATGTTGCCGCGAAGGTTGCCGATGCCGAGCCGCATGAGCACCGGGATCTGTTCCGTGGCGCTGAAGCCGCCCATGTTCGTTTGGTTCGACACCGTCGACACGGTCGTCACGGTCGTCACGCTGCTGATTGTCGAGATGGTCGAGAGCGTGAGCGATGCCGAGATCGCGTCGATCGCCACGCGCAGCCGCCCCGACACATCCGGCATCGACTGCCCGATCGTGCGGGTCAAGGCTTGCAGTGCCATGCGCTGCGCTTCGAGCGCCTCCACCAGCTCGCCGAGCGGCATGACCGGCAGCGGCGCGGCCTGCGAGACATCGGTCGCCGTTTTCGCGTCGTCCGGCCCCGCAAGCGTCGCTAGCCCAAGAACCTGCACATGAGCCGCTTCGCCGCTGTACGTGGCATCGCGGGTAGCGACTTTCGCGCCGGTGCCGGGGGTGTAGCCTAAGTTGTCTGTTGGCATAGCCTCAGAACGTGATGGTCACGCGCGGTCGCGCGCTGGTCTGCCCGATGTCGATGACGGTCGAGCCGCTTAGGACCGGGATGCCGGATGCGGGCAGCGAGTAGATGCGCAGGGTGCGGGGGCGGAATAGCTGCCACGGGTTCTCGTGCAGCGCGCGCATTTCCGCGTCCGCTAGCGCGCGAGCCCACGCGAGCGCCACGTAGACGAAACCGGTAAAGTTGCCTCCCGCGATGTTTACCCCGTCGACGCCGCCGGAATCCGCGTAGGGGATGGTCGAGCCGAGGCCCGTCCATGTGCGCGTCTTCACGCCGTCGAAGAACCCTCGCGCCTCACCTGAACCGAACGACAGACCAATCGAAAGGTCGCGATCGAAGACTTCCGATTCGGTGCGCGTGATGCCGTCCGACTCGGTGGCGACGTCCGTCCCGTCCGTTTGCAAGTACCACGTCGGCGCAGGGGCGCCGAATGCATCGTCGAGCGAGAGGCTCCACGAACCGCCGAAGGCCCAGTTCCATCCGATGATCGTGCCGTTCCGGTCGAACCCTTCGCTCTGCGTTCCACGCGTCACCGCGAACAGGCTCACCGCGTTGGCTGGCATGTGCGGAGCGAACCTGTCCGGCCCCTGCAACCCGCTGGCCGCGTAGTCCGTTTTCCGCGCAGCCAGCCCGCGCGGGCCGGGGGCTGTGCTGACGCTGGCCGATGAAGTCCATACGATGCCGGTCGCAAGGTCTCGCGGCTGCCCCCCCACGAATCCGACGATCAGACCGCGCGCGATCGGGTGCGTCCAGTCGACCGCGATCGGCCCCTGCGGCTGCCGCTTCCACCTGCGCGCGAGGTACATCGCCACGACTTAGGCCGCCGCCCTGTACGTGACCGGCGTGAACTTCAGCACCCACGCCGACGGGATCGTCTGGCCGGTTGCGTTGTTGTACAGGTACGCCGCGAACTCGCGCGGCACGTCGGTCGCGAAGCACCGCAGCGTTTGCGAGCCGGTCGCCGCATTCGGCAAGAACGACCCGAAGAACTCGTTGAGGTACGTCGCCGTCGGTGCGGGCGCGTCCGTCGTGCCGTCAATGTCGAGCGGGCGCAGGATGAGCGAGATCGACGTGCCGGCCGTCGGCGCGACCGAGTAGTTCACGGTCAGCGCGAACTCGCCGTCGAACGAGTCGGCGGGCGTGTCGTCGGACAGGTCGACGTTTGCGTCGTCGGCTTGCCCAATCGCGTTGTTCGCGATCGACGCGCCGTTCGCTTCGAGCGTGATCTGCGTGCCGTAGACGCGCTGCGCTTCACCCGCCATCTCAGCCCCTCAGGATCTGCGACACGTCGCCGAGCGACACCGTGCCCTCGACGGTCATCAGGCCCGGCTGCGCGGTCGTGCCGGTGCCGGTCGCAAGCACGCGCTCGGCGTTCGTCGCGGCGCGCCGCAGGTGCGGCTGCAAGCCGCCGGTCCCCGCCACGCGATCGCCGTAGGTGCCCGGCGCGGCCGCCTCGAAGCAGTCGCGCAAGCCCTGGCGCACGTTCTGCCGGGACGGGTTGATCGCGCCGAGCTGCGACATCCACTGCCAGATCCGAGCCTTGCCGGACGTGAGGTTGTCGATCTCAGTCCAGACAAAGCCGTTGCCCATGATCTCGTCCACCTCGACGCGCGTGCGCCAGACGACGAACGGGCTCGGCGTATTGCACCAGGTCGCGACCGCCACATCGTTGCCCTGCGCGAGCGCGGTCGCAAGCGACGGCTCGGCCTGGATCGCGGTCTTGAGCGTCGCGCGCTGGGTGGGGGTGAGGTCCATGGTTTAGATCGTCCAAGTGCCCGAGACGTTGATCGTGTCGCCGTTGGCCACTGCCCGGTCGCCTTGCGTGAACAGCCCCGCGTTGATCAGCGTGCCGGTCGTGCCGTCTTTGGTGCTGTTGGTCGTCAAGAACGCACCCTTCACCGTGCCGGTCGCGGTGATTGAGAACGCCGACACCGCGCTGTTCGTGATCGAGCCCGCCGACGCCGCGTTTCCGAAAGTCGCTGCGGGGCGCGTGCTTTGCGAGTAATTCGGCGCGTTGGTCGGACCCGCTTCGGTCCAGCCAGCGTGTGAGGCCATCGTGTCGCCCGCAGCGATGGCCGAGTAGCTCACCGAGCTGATGAGGCCGAAGAAGAACGACGCGTTGTACGCCGACCCGCGAAACACCGTGTCCAGCACGAAGTTTCGGCCGACCGTAACGACCAAGTTATGGAAGTCCTCGACCCACTTCTGCTGACCGTCCGGGCCGATGCATTCGACGCGGTATTGCATCCCGATGTCCACGCACTCGGACAGCGTCGGGCGCGCGATAAGACCACCGCCGAAGGTGTCGACGATCGGAAGATTGTTTTCCATCATTGAAGTCCTACGATGTTGCCCTGCTTGTCCCGCGCCACTGGGCGCACGACACCGTTAACCCGCACGCCTACAACTTTGCCGCCCTCGCGCACCACTTCACGCGGCGCATTCAGCGTGCCGGTGACCTCGGCGAACCGTTCTTCGACGCGCTGCGCCATCATTTGCAGGTTCGCCATGATTTCCTGCGTTGCCGACGCAAGCCCGTCCACTTTGTCGGCGCCTTCCTGCACCTTCGACTGCTCGGCGCTTGTCTTGTAAGCGTCGTACTCCAACTGGCGAGTTTGCGACTGCTCTTGCGCCGCTGCGCCGGCCTGCTGCACGTACAGCTTTACCTGCGCGTCCAAGTCGGCCATGTACTTCTGCATATCCAGCCGCGCCGCCTCGATCGCTTGCTGCGTCTGCAAACGCATCTGTTCGATGCGCTCGTCGGCTTGCAGCTTCGCCCCCTCGATCTGCGGCTTCTGCTGAAGCTCGATGAGCTTCGGGTCGGGCGGCGGCGGCGGCGGCGGCTGCACTTGCTCGGCCGGCACGAAGAACTTGTTCGCCGACCCGAAGCCCGCCGCCTTCTCGATCTCTTGCAGCGTGTTGGCGACGTGCTTGGGCGTCGTGACGTTTAGCGGCAGCGTCTGCAACTGCATCCCAAGCACCATCTGGAGGTGCGCCATGAGCTGCTCGCGGTTGCCCGTGCCCATGCCCACATTGATGCGTAGGTCACGCCGCGTTTTCCACGTGCGCGGGTCAACGACCGCCCACTGGCCGCGCAGGCGCACCACCGCCTGCTTGTGGCCGTGCTTCAGAATCGTTTCGTGGACGATGCTGAACAGTTCTTCGACGCCCGCAGCGAACACCCGTGCAATCTGCTCCACACGCTGCGCCGCCGACGACGTAAGCTGCGCCACGCCCGAGGCGGTGCGGTTCAGCGCGTTCTGATCGACGCCCGTGAAGTACGAATTCACGCCGGCACGGTTCTGCCGGATGGAGTCCATGTACTCCAAACCCTGCATCGCCTGCGGGAAAATGTTCGGCGTCACTAGCGGCAGCGCATCAGCCCGCACGTCCCCGTTGCCGTCCGAGCGCACGATGCCGCCCGGCACCGAGGTCAGCATGTCGTCGAGGTTGATGTTGCCGTTAACGATCGTGCGCGGGTTGTTGGCGAGGAACAGATTGTTGATGCCCTGCCTGAGCATCATCGTCTTGATCTCCTGAATATCGGAGACCATGTCGTCCACGCTGATGCCGACGTGCCGGTGCGGCATCGGGGCGGGCACGATGCACGACACGGGGATGCGGTTGCATTCCTCGTGGTACAGCACCGTGCGGCCAACGACCATCACGTACTGAAGCTCGGCGATGCCGTCCTCGTCCGTGTCGTGGCGAATCCACACCATCCGCACCTTGACGCGGCGCATCGCCGGGTCGACTTGCGAGATGTCCTCACCGTCGGCCACGTCCTCGCCGAACTGGTCGCGCGCCTCGTCCTCTTCGGTGTCCGTCTCGCCGCCGTCGTCCGCGATCTCGTCGGGCACGTCCAGGCCCATCGCGCGCAGGTAGGAGATGGTCCGCATCTCCCAATACTCAAAGTAGTCGCAGTCGGCCAGTTGGAACGACGACGTGCGGTGCCCGACCTTGACGCGCTCGGGCGGCAGCACGCAAATCTTGACGTAGCCCTCTTGCCGCGTCTTGCGAACCACCACGTCGTACACCATCGGCGGCGGGGGAGGCGGCACCATGACCGGCTGCCCCGTCATCGGGTCGATAACCTGCTGCGGCGGCGGCTCGACGTAGTCGGGGTCGGGATACTCGTCCGACTGGATCAGTTCAAGCGTCGGATCTTCCAGCAGTTTCGCAAGCGACTCGGGCGACTGCCGCTCGTACTTCTCCTTCTCGACTTGCTTGGACGTGTCCCAGTACGCCATTGCATAGGCGTTCTTGGTCATCAAGGCGTCCATAAACCAGTCGTGCGTAATCTGGAACCACGGATTAAGGCGCTGGATGACGTACGACGTGTACGCGGACTCTTGGTCGGCTTGCTGCTCGTCGCCCGGCTCGGACGGCTCGAATACGCAAATGTCCTCGCTCGACGTGAAGATGCGCGTCAGGCTCGGGATAATCCAGTTGATCGTATCGAACGTGTCGCGCGAGACGACGGCCGACGTGCCCTCGGGCGCAGGATAGAGCGACGAGTCGCCCAGGTAACGCGAGATGGCGCGCGAACGCTGCGCGGAAAGCTCGCCCTCGCTGTCGCTGCCATAGGACGCGCTCTCGGCCGCGTCGATGGCGTTCAGCAGGCGATCGAAGTCCTGAGCCATTACGCAGCCTGCGGTGCCTTGCGGACGCGCTGGGCAGCCTCCAGCAGCGCCACACGCGCGACCAGTTCGGCAATGCGCGCATCCATCTCGACGTTGTGCTGGCGCTGCTCGTCCAGGCGCTGCTCTAGCTCTTTCAGCCGGTTGTGGATCGCAATGCTCATCGGATGCCTATGTTCGGTCGGGGCAACGGGCGCTTCTCTTTGGGCGGCTCGTAAGCCACGCACATCAACCCAAAGGCATCGCTGCCATGCGACGCCCAGTCGTGCTCGGGGCCGAGGCCAATGCCCCGTTCCTCGTCGCGTTTTTCGTGATACCAACCCAACGCGTCAATGCCGGGCTGCGTCGTCGTCTCGTTGAACCAGATGGACGGGAACAGGCGCCGCGCCGCTTCAATGCGCGCCTTGGCAGCGCCCTTGCCCTGGTTGGGCACGACGGTCACCTTGTAGCCGGCCTGACGCAGCGCCGACTCGTAAGACACGTCGAACACCTTGTCATGCGTCGAGCCGTCGTGCGGCAACCAAAATTGCAACCGCTTCGGCCCGTAGTCACGCTCGCGCAGCCATTCAAGGTGCGTCGCTAGCGGCTGGCCCACCGCCTCGTAGTAGTCCAGCACGCGAATCTGCATGCCGACGAATTGCGCGATCCACATGGCAAAGGCGTCTGCCCTCGCACCCGTGCCGCCGATGTCGACAAAAGCCCGCAGCGTCATCAGCGGGTCGGCAGGCACCGCACCGATGCGCTTCTGCTGCCGCGCCTGGATGATGTGCTTGGCGAAGTAGGCACCCTCGACCACCGAGACGAAGCCGCCTTCCCATATGTGGTCGTACTGCTCGGGGCGCTGCGTCTCGTCGCGCTTCCTCTGCCGCTCCAGCACTTCGGGGAAAGCTGGATTGTCGCGCCAGTTCAGTTCGACGACCTTGTATCGCGGGTCGGTCGCCTCACGGAACCGCTTGTGCGTCGCGGACCGCTTCGACTCAGGGTTCCACGTAACCCACAGTTCGGACACGTCCTCGCGCAGCGTGGGAATCAGTTTCGTCCACGCTTCCTCGGTGACCGGCTCGGCCTCGTCCACCCAGCACAGCAAGATGCGCGACTTCGACTTGACGCTGTCGATGTTGCGATCCAGCCCAGTGAACTTGTACGAGATGCGTCCGTCGCGGGTGCGGACGTACTTCTCGCCGATGTCGAAGTGCGGCAGCAGCCAGTCCTCGGAGCGGATCGCCGCCTTGATCTCCTCCAGCGAAGAATCGTCCAGCGAGTTCATGAACTGCCGGCCGCACAGGATGATGCCCTCGCGCCCCGACATCGCCCACATATAGGCGCGGACCGCCGTCATCTTGGCGAAAGAGCGCGTCTTGCCGCTGCCCCGTCCGCC